AGAAAACGATTGTATAATAAATATAAAAAAAATGGAAACGCTCAGAATTAAAAGAATAACACTCGACGCTACTTTACCAACACGTGCATCCCCAGGTTCGGTTGGTTATGATTTATACAGTATAGAAAACATGACTATTAATGCGTGTGAACGTGGTATCGTGAGTACAGGTATTTGTGCGACTATTCCAAAAGGTGTATATGGGCGTATTGCTCCAAGATCTGGTTTAAGTGTAAAACATGGTATTCAAACGGGTGCCGGTGTGATTGATCCGGATTATACGGGTGAATTGAAGGTTATCTTGTTTAATCACGGGAGTGAATCGTTTGAAATTAAACAAGGCGATAGAATCGCGCAATTAATTTTGGAAAAGTGTGAAACACCACTTATTGAAGAGGTTGATGAATTACAAGAGACAAAAAGGGGTGAGCGTGGATTTGGATCTTCTGGTAAGAATTAACGACTGAATGAAATACCATGACGTGAAATACCAAAATCTGTATCACACATGTATTTATCTGGTATTTTATACTGTTCAAATACTAAACTTATTCGTTTTTCGGTATTATTTTCACAAAAAAAGGGTTCAACAAGATGATTTGTATCACCCCTAAATGTTAATTTTCTACCTTGTTTTGGTGTATATTGTGTTTTAGTGTCTAATCCACCTCTTGAACCAAAAGGAGATAGATATAAATTACCACCTTCACAGTTTTCTGGTACATTTATATATAGTATAGTTGTACATACTGGTAATATTAATCGTTTAGTCCAATCCTGTATGCTTATACTATCATCATAATGTCCTTTTATTTCATTATACCCTTCTGAATTATAGGAATTACTTAATATAGCTGTATTGACAATATATGCATTTGTACCGGGTTGTTTTACCCTTTCAAATATTTTATAAATTTTTTCTAATTTTTTTTCTAAAAACATTTTTTTAGAATCTTCACTTGTATTAAAACGAATTATCGTGTTCTTCCCCCAATCAGTATTTAATAATTCGTGTTTTAATATATACTCTTTTAGGTCTTTACATTCTTCCGGTGATAAGAAATCATCCTGAATGTCGATAAGAGGAAATCCATTTGGGTGCGATCTTTTGAATGTATAATAACTTTCTAATTCAATATATTGATTTATGATGTATATAATTAATATTAGTGAAAATATATAATACGACACTTTCTTCATATCCTATATATAGGTAATAATTAATTACCAAATGCAATACCACCCATACCATTCTTAATTCTAAGAATGTTATAGTTGACTGCATAACAACGTGCAAAGTGGCATTTCGCATCGTTTCCAGTTGGTGGGTTGCCGGGTGAAGATGGGCTTACGATAGTTATTTTCGCATTATCGATACGCGAAAAGTTCAAGGAACCTGTTGGTTGAGATTTATTCATGGTAAGACAGAATGGCCACGACGCAATTGGTAATTCATCACCACCTTCAGCAAGAACGGAACAGTGATTTTGTGGAACAACGTAACGATGGTACTCATGAGACATGTTTTCGAAGAGTAGAGTACCATTTATATACAAAGACGCTGTATCGAAGAGATAAGTGGCACCTGAACCAGATTTGGCAATGTGAATAGACTTAACTGGATGGTTAAAGTACGTAAGATCGACATTTGTATCGTTTTGATCCATTGGTTGGTATTGTGTTTGTGTAATGAGAAGTTCGTGTTCGTTATTCGCAAAGAATTCTCGTTCTTCTGTATCAAGGAATACATACGAAGCATACGCTTTGACAGTTGTATTTCCAAAATCACCGTTTCTACACTTGATTCTTACTTCAACTTCGTGATATTGAAGTCCAACAAGTGGGAGAGATTTTGTCCAATCTTCACTGAAGAAGAATGGAATAACGTAGGTATTTAATGACTGGTTACTACCACCACCATCACAGCTGGCAAATGTAGATGCTTTCGCCTGATTTTCATTATACATGTGGGTATGAACGGTATTAATAAAACCTGTATCCAATTTGCAAACTTCCTGGCCACCTACCCAAAGTGAAAATTCCGTTGGTTGGGTGTAATCGTTGGGTGTAGCATCACTATTAAAGATACTGGTTGGGGCATTACTGTTGTTGATATTTGTACCTTCGAGCCAGATATAACTCAAAAGATCACCTTTTGACTTGATGGGAATGGATACTTCGTTTCCTGAAAGAAATTTACCTACAAAATCGAGGCGTTCAGGTTTAATAGCAAAGTTTGTGTGACGTTTATAGTTTTGTCTAAAAAAAGAGACTTGAGGATCGCCCGTGATATAGACATCCTGGGCACCGACTGAGACGAGATCAATCAAAGCAGCTGACATATTTACTACTATACTATATTAAAAAAATCGGGCATTAACGTAGTAAGATAAAATGGTCGTGTTCCAAGTACTCACTTGGGAAGCACAAGATACGGAAGATGAACACTTGATTAGTATATTTGGTAAAACATGTGAAGGTAAATCTGTATGTGTCACGACGAGTTTTACACCATACTTTTTTGTGAAACTTCCTAAGAAGATGTCGGAAATGAATATTCGTAATTTGTACGCGAAAATTGATAAGACGTGTCCTGAATGTTTGGTCAGTTATGATATAGTTCAATCTAAAGATGTCTGGGGATTTCAAAATAATGAACAATTTGTTTTTATGAAATTAAATTTCAAAAATTTGGCAGCGAGACGTATGGTGAATGGACGTATGAGACGTACTTTACCCGATGAACCTATAAAATATAAAGTATATGAATCGAATCTGGACCCTGTTCTGAGATTAATGCATAGAACTAATATTCAATCGACTGGATGGATGGATTCGGGAGATGCATGTGTTCGTTCACATTTAGCACATGTTAATATAGATTTGTACTGTAATGACTGGAAAACACTTAAACCTGTAGATAACCCTGAAACTGCACCATTTGTGGTTGCATCTATTGATATTGAATGTAATAGTTCTACTGGTAAATTCCCTGATGCGGATGTAAGAGATGACGCATGTTTTCAAATTGCTGTGTCACTCGCACAATTTGGTTCCGATGTACCTTATGATAAAACATGTTTCTGTTATAAAAAAACAGATTCTAATCTCGAAGGGTGTGAAATTAAAAGTTATGATACGGAACGTGAAATGTTAATGGCGTTTAAGGAGTATATGATGGAAAAGGATATTGATATTATAACTGGATGGAATATATTTGGTTTTGATTTAGAGTATATAATGAAACGTGCAGTAATGACAAAATGTGATCCATCTTTTTTTGAAATGAGTAAAATGAAGAATCATTCATGTGAACTTGTGTATAAAAAATTATCGTCAAGTGCACTTGGTGATAATGATCTTAAAATTTTACCTATACCTGGACGATTTATTTTCGATTTGTTCCACGAGGTAAAGAAGGGGTATAAACTCGATTCATATAAACTCGATAATGTTTCTAAACTATACCTTGGTGATAATAAAATTGATATGCCACCAAAAGAAATGTTTGCGCGGTTTGTTGAAGAAGATCCTGTAAAGTTACGAGAGGTTGCTGAATATTGTATTAAGGATACACTTTTACCGCATCGTCTATTATCAAAATTATGTACGCTTATTAATCTTCTGGAAATGGCTAAAGCAACATGGGTTCCGTTATGTTACCTGGTAGAGAGAGGACAACAGATTAAAGTGTTTAGTTTATTAACAAAAAAAGCGCGTGAAATGGGATTTATGGTTCCAACAATAACGTGGGGACAATATTCTGCAGATGGTTATGAAGGTGCGACTGTTCTCGAAGCACAAAAGGGTGCGTATTATACACCCATTACAGCACTTGATTTTGAAGGGCTATATCCGTCAATCATGATGGCACATAATTTATGTTATTCTACACTTGTTATGGATTCAAAATATGAGAATATACCCGGTGTAAAATACGAAACATTTGGATTTTCTAAATTTGCACAAGATGTTCCAAGTCTTTTACCGAGTATTCTTTTAGAATTGAAACAGTTTCGTAAACAAGCAAAAAAGGATATGGCGAAGTCAACTGGCGCATTAAAAGAAATGTATAATGGTAAACAATTGGCGTATAAAATATCCATGAACTCTGTATATGGTTTTACTGGTGCTGCAAAGGGTATGCTGCCATGTGTACAAATTGCGTCAACTGTAACTCTAAAAGGTAGAAGTATGATTGATGAGACAAAGGCGTATGTTGAAAAGAATTTCCCTGGTTCAAAAGTAAGATATGGAGATACTGATTCTGTTATGGTTGAATTCGATGTAGGTAATCGTAAGGGTAAAGAAGCAATTGAATATAGTTGGGAAATAGGTGAACGGGCTGCTGAAGAGTGTACGAAACTTTTCAAGGCACCTAATAACCTTGAACTCGAAAAGGTATATTGTCCTTATTTTTTATATTCAAAGAAACGGTATGCTGCAAAACTTTGGACAAAAGGGAAGGACGGTAATATGAATATGGATTATATAGATGTAAAGGGTCTTCAATTGGTAAGAAGAGATAATACACCTCACATGCGTGAAGTTTGTAAAGAACTTCTCGATGTTGTTTTAGAAAGTAGTGATACCGGTCCTCCAAAGGCTCTTGCTTTACAAAGAGCCATTGAACTTATTGAAGGTGATGTACCTAATGAAAAACTTATATTAAGTCAGGGTTTATCTGATTCATATAAGTCTCAAAACTTGGCACATGTTCAAGTGCGTAATAAAATGAGGGAACGACAACCTGGTTCGGAACCACAATCAGGTGATCGTGTACCTTATATTCTTCTCGATACAGGAGACCCAAAAGCAAAAGCATATGAAAAAGCTGAAGATCCAAAATATGCAAAAGATAATAATTTAAAAGTTGATTATGCATATTATTTTATAAATAAATTCTTGAACCCTGTATGTGATTTAATTGAACCACTCTTTGAAGATCCTAAAGAAGAGATATTTGGTGAACTTTTGACACGTGTAAAACCGAAGAGACGTCCAAAGAAGAAAGTAGAAGTTGAAGAAGGTCAACAAAAAATTAGTGATATGTTCAAATCGCTTAAAAAATAACGTATTATATATAATAATGGCATCTAGAAAACAAAAGAAACATGAACTTATAGATGATTTAATGCCGATAATAAATAAACGTCTTGATGAAGAACGTCATGTAGCACGTGTAGAAATGTGTATGATACTTTCTAAAGAACTATATATGAATTCAAAGTTATTGTGTCAATTTATACCAGATTCATCTAAATTTTGTAAAGGTTTTAAAAAGGATGGAACGCCATGTCTTGCAAGAGCTAAGGATAACGGTATGTGCGGAAGTCATGCCGACCAACCACAACTTATGGGACCTATAGAAATGACCCCTAAAAATAGTGAAGGTATACGACATACACATAGTTTAACGGAATGTATATTCAAACCAGGATGTCCGGCATGTGAAGTGACAAGAAAGGGATTTAGAGAATTGCGTGGAATAATGTAATAATGAATAAGTCAGCTATTCTACTAACATCAATTGATACCTTTTATAACGTACCCGAGAATAGAGCTACTCTTTTAGAAATTCTCAATAAAACAGGAGGTATTTCTTTACGAAATCTTGAATGGTTTATAACAAATTACTCAAAGAAAAACAATTTGTCATATAAAACAAAGGATGGTAAAATATTTAGTGTACATTGTGCATATAAATCAAGTTTAGATGGGTATAGTAAAAAATTATTTGATCCGTTTTGTAGATCATCTAAGATATCGTATCACGTACCAGGTACACCTGATGAAATACATACTACTGTAGCACAGTTGAATTTCATAAGATGGTGTATAAAAAATAATATAATCGAGTATATCCACGATCATAAAAATGCGCTTTTTTCTAAACAAGTGTCATTACCCCGTTTTCAAAAATAAATGTTTGGTAACCGACATAGTATAAATGCAAAGTATAATCACTTGTGAGACCTTCTTTCATAGTGACATCTAAAACAGTTCTATTTGATTGTAATTGGCTAAAATCTAACATTCCCGATGGTTCCACATTAATCGGATTCATCGAGAATGCATACGTGTAAATATTACGCAATGGTCTTGATAGACGACTTGTGAATGGAACGATATATTTGTAATAGTTATGCTTGCAATTTTGTATATTTGGCATATCTTCTCCGTTTACAAATATTTTAGCCTTTTCCATTGGTGGATTATAGAATTCACTTATTACAGAATATTCGACATTTGATGAGAAATTATATCTGTTAGCGAATACATTTGAACGTAAAGTGGTACCACCCTCGTATGTATTTTCATCTTCAAATGGTTTTTGTCTAAAAAACCAATTGAGTGTTTTG